ATCTGGTAAGGGACTTATTATACCATCATCAAGATATACCCATAGGAACGGTCATATCAGGAACAGAAGCTGGAAATGGATTTTATTGCCAACATATTCCTAAATTGTTTATTCATGATGAATATAATATATCCATCATTGAAAATATATTAAAACGGCAACGACAAGTTCTTAAACAGGTAAGAAAAGAACTTGAACAATACAAGCGAAGTACGATTGATTCTCGTGCGTTTGTTATATTAGACGACTGCTTATACGATGCATCGTGGACACGTGATAAAATGATGAGATTATTATTTATGAATGGACGTCACTGGAAAATAATGCTTATCATCACAATGCAATATCCATTAGGCATACCTCCCAACCTTAGAACCAATATAGATTATGTCTTCATATTACGCGAGCCTTATATAAAAAACCGTAGAATCATTCATGAAAATTATGCAGGAATGTTTCCAACGTTTGAAAGTTTTTCACAAATTATGGACCAATGTACTGAAAACTATGAATGTTTGGTGATAAACAATAATTCCAAGAGCAATCGTTTACAAGACCAAATATTTTGGTATAGAGCCGAACCGCATGGACCATTCAAACTGGGTTCAAATGAATTTTGGGAATTATCCAAAGGTATAGATAGTGATGATGAAAATATAGTAGCCTATGACCCGGCAACCGCCCGTAAAACAAAAGGTCCTCATATCAACGTTAAAAAAAACAAATGGAATTAAGTTACATGTTTAGTTGAGATATTTTCAGTTTCAAATAATTCATTGGTAGGGTCATCACGGGACGACACGAGATTGCCTTGTTCGTTCATCGTTTGTGTTAATTTATTACCACTTTCACTTGCCTTTTTCAAGTTGTCTTCAAATGCTTTTTGTTTGGTAGTACGCACGCGATTTTCAAAATGTTGTCTAGCTTTAAATTCATTTTTATGTTTTTCTTGCATGAGTTGGTTTAGTTCCTCTTCCAAATATTCTACTTTACCTGTTTTGTAGGACTCGGGATCAAATGGCATCCACAATCCAACCGGTCCAACAAACACATCATGCGATGGGTCACTCTCGCGTAAACTTTTAGCGTGTAATTCTGCTTCACCTTGCGTAGGAAAAGACCCGCGTATTTTGATTCCGCGTGTATTGGTTTGAAATTCAACGGATTCGTCATATAGACTTTGTAATCTATCTTCATGTTTATCCATGAACGTTTTATATTCATCCGATAATGTAGTTGCAAATAATGCATCTTTTTCGGTTGAAACAAATTCTTCTAAATCTTTCATCATATCTTCAAATGAACATTTATACTTATACGATAAAAATTTAATAAATTGTGTAAACTTATCCATGGACTTGGATAATTCCCATTGTTTAATAAACTCGTTGAAAAAAAATTGACGTTTATCTTCTATTATATTTTCAGGGGATATAAATGAGACACATGCAAATTTTTGTCCGGCCAATGCACGGTCTTCTTGTAATAAATCAATATAATCTGGATTAGGAGAACCGTTTACGAGACGACTATTCGGACGTTTAGATGACGACATACATTGGATAATTAAGAAATCTTTAAGTCTTAATTTCATACAAATTTTTTTCTGTTACTACTCTATAATGAATATTTCGGGCGTAGATTTTAATGAATTACTTAAGCGTGCAATTAAATATTTAGTGGAAGGTCTAATGGTAGCCATTGCCGCATTTGCGATTCCTAAAAAAAGTATTAACTTAGATGAAATTGCACTCATTGCATTGACTGCCGCTGCTACATTCAGCATTTTGGATACCTATATTCCTAGTATGGGCATAAATGCAAGAAGTGGGGCAGGATTTGGTATAGGCGCAAATCTTGTAGGTTTCCCGAGATAATTTATATAGTCGGTATAAATTCCCAATCTAATTCATTGCATATTTTTTTCCATATTTCATCTTGTTCGATCCGCTTATATCTATCTTTTAGCATTGGAAAAAAAGGTAAAAAGTCTGTTTCATCTAGTAATTCGCACAGTTTATATATGGTATAGTAATAATTTAAGAAATTTACTCGTACATCTGGACAAAATCTAGCATAAGGTCTTTGTATTTCCATAAATAAACTACACAAGCGTTGTTCTAATTCAGGTTGCATTATAGGAGGTTTAATTCCTAATTTATCTTTTATATAGGGTATATGTTCGTAATATTTATTATATCCTAATTTCTTTAATATGGTTTTAGCACGATGATTAGTCAATTGTAAAAGAACGATACGCTCTTTTTTCATTTGTTGTTCAATGTCTTCTATCACTTTAGATGGTATTTGGGTAGTCTCCTTTGCTTGAAATTGTGCAAGAATTTCTCTAAAATGATTTATACGCTTATAAGCATAAAAACATATTTCTTTATGCGGTTCCTTGTAACTACAACGTTCGTTATCAATTAGATATTGTACGCTAACAAAACACACGTTACATACACATATTCCTTCATGTTCAATGAATATAAGTTCACCTTTATTACAATGATTACAAATGTCTGTTTGATTTATAAACTTGTTAATATCTAGGAATGCATCATCCACATTTGCAAGATATTTTTGTGCATTGGGTAATATATCATTTTGTACTATAGAAGGAGGGCCCTTTATATTAAAGAATGTATTCAACGTTTTAGATGAAACGTTACAATTACCTTCAGATTCAATCTTTTTATTTTCATAATAATCAAATATATATTTTGAATTATCAAGGTAGTATTTTGATTTATAGTGACGCAATTTTTTTATTTTAGAGGAAATAAAATATATTTTGTCTTGTATTTCAGTTTTTAGTTCAATATGGTCTGTATGTTTTAATTCGGTTTTTAACTTATATTTTTCAGAATGTAAGTTAGGCAAAACAATATCTTCCTCGTATTTGATTTTCTCTAAAATGGACTTATGCTTTATATCTAAGGTTGTATTATATTTAACCGGGACTTGTATCATTTTAGTTGGTTTGATTTTAAAAGACATTAATCTAATATTGATATAGTTTTTAATACAATATTAGATTAAACGTTAATTATTATAAATTATTGTTTCATATATATTACAATGGAGGATAATACAATACAATTAATAAGACATATTACACAAGACATAGAATTTAACACATTACAAAGGATGAAGTTTATATATAGTGCACTACAAGACGGTTGGTCCGTAAAAAAGATTGCATGCAAATATATTTTTACAAAAAAACATGAAAATGACAATAAAATAATGGAAGAAGACTATATTAAGTCATTTATAACTCAACATACGTCTATTTGAAAGAATAAGGTATAATTCTGTATTTTTTTTTCTTTTGTAATAATATAGAATGGGTGGAGGATTGATGCAATTAGTAGCCTATGGTGCGCAAGATGTATATCTTACTGGAAATCCACAAATTACATTTTGGAAAGTAACGTATCGTCGTCATACTAATTTTGCGATGGAATCTATAGAACAAACATTCAACGGTCAAGCCGATTTCGGAAGACGTGTAACTTGCACCCTTGCAAGAAACGGTGACCTTGCTTATAGAACATACCTTCAAGTAACTTTACCTGAAATCAATTCAACCCTAGCACCTTTTGCGAGATGGTTAGATTTTCCAGGCGAGCAACTCATTGCACAGGTGGAAGTTGAAATTGGTGGTCAGCGAATTGACCGTCAATATGGTGACTGGATGCATATTTGGAACCAATTAACACTATCCAAGGAGCAACAAGACGGTTACTATAAGATGATTGGTAACACCACGGCCCTCACTTATATTACTGACCCCAGTTTTGCAGACGTGGATGGTCCGTGTGATTCCAGCGCACCCCGACAAGTATGTACACCTAGAAACGCTTTGCCTGAGACCACTTTGTACGTTCCATTCCAATTTTGGTACTGCCGAAATCCAGGATTAGCGCTTCCACTCATTGCTCTTCAATACCATGAAGTTCGTATTAACCTTGATATTCGTCCCATTGATGAATGTCTATGGGCGGTATCTACACTCACATGTGAGGCAGGGTCGTCTACCAATGTAAAATCTAGTCTTGCTTACGCTCAATCCCTCGTAGCCGCCTCGTTATATGTAGATTATGTGTTTTTAGACACGGATGAACGTAGACGTATGGCACAAAATCCGCACGAGTACCTCATTGAACAACTACAATTTACAGGAGATGAATCGGTTGGTTCGTCTTCGAATAAAATTAAGCTTAACTTTAACCACCCTTGTAAGGAACTCATTTGGGTGGTTCAACCGGATGCAAATGTAGATTACTGTGCCTCTCTTGACTGTAATTCAGTGTTGTACAAAACGCTTGGAGCACAACCCTTCAATTATACAGATGCCGTGGATGCTCTTCCAAACGCCATTCATGCCTTTGCAGGTCCAGAATCCATCGGTACCAACTCGGAAGACTTTATTACCGCGTCTGGATTGTTTCACGACGCGGGTGCAGGAGACTCGACCGGTGCTGATTATTGGAGTACAAATCTGGCACTCTCCTCCACGGGCAGTGACTTGTATAATACGGCAGGAGGTCAGTATGGTTTTGGTAATGATCAACAGGTCAACTCATCGGTTTCCGATGCGGGTTCGTTTGTACTCAGCGAAACAGCTCTTACAATGCATTGCTGGGGTGAAAATCCAGTGGTCACTGCCAAACTTCAATTGAACGGACAAGACCGTTTTTCGGAACGCGAGGGCACTTATTTTGACCTTGTACAACCGTTCCAACACCACACCCGTAGCCCAGATACAGGTATCAACGTGTATTCGTTCGCGTTGCGTCCAGAAGAACACCAACCGTCTGGAAGCTGTAACTTTTCACGTATAGACAATGCTACCCTTCAACTTGTCTTATCGAATGCTACTGTAGAAGGTACCAGCACTGCCAAGGTGCGTGTATATGCTGTAAATTATAACGTTCTGCGTGTAATGTCTGGTATGGGTGGTCTAGCCTATTCCAATTAATCCTTTAATGTATATGATGAAACCATTCTATAAAATATACACGATTCGTCCATACGGTATCTATGATATCGTCATCAAATACATCAAACATTTCTTTGAATAATTCCGTTTCATCTGGATTTTCCATTTGAAACCTCTGTAAAGAATATATTGTATGTTTAATCCATGGTTTTTTATAATCATGGATTGTATTGTATCGTGCTATACATGCGAGACCAATACACTTTTTAAACAACATTTTATACTTACCAATGATATAATAATATGATTCATTTTTATATCATTCTATTAATATGAATACTACGCGTCGTAAAGTGAAACTATATTCATCCAAAAGAGATGTAAAATCACTTATATCGTCTATTACAATCTTTGATGATTGTAAAACTATACCATTGGAATACAACGGTCTATTCCGTTCATAAAGTAACGGATGAACTGTACGATGTGTTGAATGATAAGATGGATTCTTTTATAGAAGTATTGCTTGGAAAACATAATATACATAAAACAACCCTATTAGACATTCATACCTTACATTTGAAAACGTTTAAACATCCAAATGCATTTATAAAATGGTTAGAACAATTCAAAACCTACTTAATCAATGTAAATGAACTATTTAATTCAGAAGAAAACAATGATTTGTTTAATATTCGGGATGAAATTTTAGCAGAATTGAATAAAATTACATATTTGTTATCTTTTAAATAATATTCTAATAAAGTATGACTTCTACCAGAAATAAAAATACGATTCAGGATTATCGTATTGAATGTAAAGCGTATTCTGACTCTAGGCAATGGATACAATATCCCTATTCCACGTATGGACGAGCCTATGATGTATCTATACCCTCTTTAGGTATAACCCCAAGCAGAATGCCTTGGAATACTCTTTCAAACAATCCAGTCGATATTGAAAGTAGTTTATTAGGTATAAATTCTACAAATTTAGTAGACCCTCAACCCGAGGTTGTCCCTGAATTAAAGCATATTCCAATGAAATCTTATTTTGAGACGATCCCTTTGATTTTACCTGAACCCTTTATGACGTCTTCTATACAACGTCCATTCCCCATTCCTAAATAGATGTTTATAAATACTTAAACTACATTTCCATTCTCTCCAATAAGTTTATTCACGTCGTATGTATTGAATGAATACGTAAATAGTTACTGATTTTGGTATTCTATCATTACACCTTTTCCTAAAGAATAAGCGGTATATTTAATTTAAAACATATTTCCTTAGTATAGTATGGATACACAAACTACAAAAAGCAAAGTATCTCATGAAAAGTTAATTTCATTCAAAAAAATAATTCGTGAAATGGTAAATGATTTACTTATTACTTTTCCTGAACTAAAACAAACACTCCATGTAGATTTACAATTACTTTGTCAAACCCCCGAGGATGATTCTAGCGATGATGCGGCAAATCGCGTGTTAACCTATTGTATGGGGGTATTACCAGAACGTTTCATAAATATTATATATATGAATGATTCCATGTTTGAAAATATAGAGTATGACCTTAATTTTCTACCTGGTATTAATTATCGTGTATTATGGAAAGAACATTTAACAGAGACAACCCGTAAAAACATTTGGAGATATCTTCAACTCTTATTGTTTTCACTGATATCTGACATTACGGATAAAAATATGTTTGGGGACACGTCAAACTTGTTTACAGATAACGGTGATGTAGAACAATTCAAACAAAAATTAGAAGAAACCATGCATAATATGAAAGAAATGTTTGAAGGAATGGAACATACGCCGAACCCAGATGTGTCTGCAGAAAATGTATTTGAACACATGAATGAGATGATGAATGGAAAATTAGGAACAATCGCAAAGGAATTAGCAGAAGAGACCGTATCCAAATTAAACATTGATGTAAATGATTCAAAAGGTGTTACAGAGGCAATGTCAAAAATGATGGGTAGTCCATCCGCTATGATGGAGATGGTTAAAAATGTAGGATCAAAACTGGATGATAAAATTAAATCTGGAGATATTAAAGAAAGTGAATTATTAGAAGAGGCATTAAGCATGATGCAGAAGATGAAAGACATTCCTGGTATGAAAGACATTCAAGATAAGTTAAATAAGATGGGAGTTGGTTCTAATAAGGTCAATCATTCTGCAATGAAATCTCAAATGGAACGTAATATTAAGAAAGCCAAGTATAAAGAGTATTTGCGAACACGTGCAAACCATAAAGTACAAACACCAAATGAAATGTCTGCTGAGGAATTATTACAAGCCACAAAAAAATCAGACGATATTTGCACGGAACTACTTAAAGAACCAGAGAACAAAATATTCACGTGTGGTCCAAAAGCGGAACGTAGTTCCAATAAAAAAAAAGGTAAAGGTAAAAATAAATAATTAAAATGGTATATATTGTTATATGCAAACGGAATTGTGGATCAACCAACCAATGGTATTGTTTCGTTCAAATAAAATACAAGAATTATGGCCTACCAAAACTATGAAGATGAACGAAAAAATTAACGCATTGACGAGACTGATTATAGTATTGTCTATATTAGGATATTTAATAACACAAAATATATCCGTATTCATTACCGGCGTGGTGTTAATCGGTATCCTAATTGTATTGAATTACATTTATAATAAACGAAATAAACTATCCGGACCCATGGAAGGGTTTAATGGGTCTAATAAATTAATCCATTATAGTTCTCCTTCAAAAACAAACCCAATGATGAATGTATTGTTACCTGAAATACAAGATGACCCAAAACGTCCTCCTGCTGCACCCTCTTACCGGGCAGAAACGAATACAACTATAAATAAAAGTACACAGAATATGGTTGTAGATACATTTGATAATCCAGAGGGTATTGAAGACCGTTTATTCAAGGATTTAGGAGATAGTTTTGGATTTGACCGTTCCATGATACAGTTTAACTCCAACCCGAGTACTACCATACCCAACGACCAACAATCTTTTGCTGAATTTTGTTATGGAGATATGATTTCGTGTAAAGAAGGAACGTCCGCAGCATGTAATCAAACCATGGCGCCTAGATGGACCAATCACTAAAGTTTATTTGGCGATGGATTTTTCTTCTATTCGTTTCAATAAATCAGAATTATAAATCAAATTACCCGTCGGTTTATAGGTAAGAATGTCTTTGAACCCAGGTTTAGAAGATAATGAAACCGATTTAGATTTAGTCATCATCAGTGTATTTGGGTCCGTAACGGGTTCTTGAGTTCCATGTTCGTTTGTAACTGTTTTGGGGTTTCCCCAACCGTCAATTTGTATTCCAGTTTGTTTACGTATTTCTTCACGAACATAACTAGGCGTCCAATTTTTCCACGATATAAATAATAAGTTTGGGTGTATGTATTTAATTACAAACCCGTTCTCCCTTAATTTATCAATGATATAAGCTATACAAGAATGATTATCGTATTTAGGCAATCCTATGATAATTTCTGGAATGACATACCAACAATGTTGTATGTTTGGATTGATTCTAGAATTATAACGAATCCTTGTATGTATTCTTTGAAGAATACGATTAAATACATTCAACGTATTCAAATCATGTTTTTGTTTACGTTCATACAATTCATCCAAATTAATTTTATTATCACAAATACCGTCTTTTAATGTAAATATAGTATCCATATTTACATTTCCATAGAAAAGTATTAAATATATATAACGTAACCTTTATAATGAAGATAAAATGTTTGGTTATATCCGGAGGAGGTCCTACAGGATTGCTATCTTATGGTGCCATTAAATCTACTCATATCCGTAAAGTATGGACGTTAGAAGAACTTACCTCTATTTACGCATCGTCTATAGGCGCATTCATTGCGTGTATCGTTGCATTAGGATACGATTGGGATACCATAGATAAATATCTTATTGAACGTCCATGGTCCAATTCCTTTGACTCTATACAAACCGATATACTTGACATGTTCCATCAAAAAGGTATGGACGGTGAAAGTGTGTTCCGCATATGTATTGAACCTTTATTGAAAGCAAAAGATATTCCTATAGAGGTTACAATGGAAGAGTTTTACAATAAAACACATATAGAATTGGTGTTTACGGTTACGGAATTGAATAGTACTACCGGACTAGCTACATATTTGATTTCATATAAAACCTATCCAACCATGTCTTTGATTCAGGCAATTGCTTCCACTACGGCGTATCCCATTCTATTTAAACCTATATTTTACGAAGATAAATGTTTTATGGACGGAGGACTGCTTCATAATTTACCAATAAATGTATGCTTAGAACATTCTGGGTTCAATCTAGACGAAGTCCTAGTATTTGGAACAATCAAAACGTCTCGGATACAAACGATAGAGGTTACATCTTCGTTCCTAGATTATTTTAGAATATTAATGAATAAATGTCATAAAAGTTTAGATACTAGCACAGAACAAACCGTTGTGCCGTTTACAATTTTATCTTATGCCGATGATATAAAAGATATAACCATGTGGTACGATGTCTTATGCAATCCTGTATTACGTAGAGAATTAGTTAAAAGAGGCGAACACGATGCAAACGAGTTTATGAACTCAAGGACTGGTTTAGAAACTGATTTAAAGTGTTGATATCCGGTTTTGCATCATATTCTACAATGGTATCGTTATAATTTAATTTGATAGTTGGATAACCGGTTACTTTAAATTTATCTGCGGTAGATTTGTCTTTATCACAATCTACCTCAATAAAATTAATAATTACTCCAGAACTGTGTCCATTGGTCGTAATGTCTTCTTTAAACTTACTCCAAATCGGTTTGGCACTTTTACAATGAGGACACCATGTTGTATAAAAGAAATAAAGGTCTGCGTTGCCCTTTGTATCCGACGAAGAGGTTGTTGTATATTCTTTATTTGCAACATAGGTTGCATTGATTCTAGGTTTAACATAACTGTTATATACCCATATTGCTATACCTATGAATAATAATGACAATCCTAACATTACGATTATATTTTTATTGGACATTGCTTTTTTCAAGGTTTCTTGTAACGTCATTATAGTATATATATTATATTATTTGTAATCTCTTAACGAATATAAAGAATACAATATATATGTAGTGAATGATTGTGCGTAATAAGCAAGGAATGTTATTCTTGGTTGAACGTCGTGATTATACTACGGATATAGAGTATTATAATCGTATACGTTATATATTGTTTGGGACTATACCTAAACAACCCCATGTATCCAACGTATTATTATCTACCATTCATAAATCTCCATTATAAGTTTCTAAATCTATTATAATGTACGTACAAAAACGTAAACATACAAGACGTGTATACAAACAGAGAGATTATTATAGCGGGGATGGTATGCTAACTGCAGTCTGGGGACCGGCCATGTGGCACTATTTACATACAATGAGTTTTAATTATCCGGTGGAACCAACCCAAAAAGATAAAAAACATTACAAGGACTTTATACTTAATCTACAATATGTTTTACCGTGTAGGCTTTGTCGTGAGAATTTATCTTTACAATTCAAGCAATATCCTTTATTAGATTCTCACATGTCTTCTAGGGATACCTTTTCCAAATATATATACCTATTGCATGAACGAATCAATAAGCGATTACACAAAAGGTCTGGATTGTTGTATTCCGATGTACGGGATTTATACGAACATTTTAGGGCACGATGTACTATAAAACTACCTAAACACACCCTAAAACGTAAGAAAGAAAAGGGTTGTACCGACCCAGTATATGGTAAAAAGTCAAAATGTATAATAAAGATTGTACCACAAGAAGATAAATGTAAAACAATGCAAGTAGATAGTCGTTGTATCAAACACAGGTGAATTACATTCCAAAGGAACTAAAATCTGTTAAAATAGGCATTGGTAAATAAGAAGAATCACTAGAACGGTAATTGGGTACCTTTTTGCAGTCAAATGCGGGTTCAGGACATCTTGCACACGGCGGGCATGGTTGAGGGGCTTGATTGCTTGGACAGGAAGATACGGTTGGACAAGCAGGGCATACCGGTGGCACAATTTGTGACTTCAAAATATACATATTCTCATCCATCGGTTGTGCGTTAGTGCTAGCATACGGTTGTACCGGAGACGGTTGTACCGGAGACGGTTGTACCGGAGTGCTTGAAGTGGATGGTGCGTTCATTTGAGTTGAACCAGATGTATATACAGTATCGCCGGCAGGACCAATATAACTTCCTGTATTGTATTGAACGTTGCGTGTCTTTTTCTGATTACCGGACATTCCTTCCTGAAGGTTGCCATTCCATAAGGACATGTAGGGTTGTAATGAAGAATAGGTTTCTGTATAACTGGGTGAATTCATTACACCGTTCCCAGATAAATACACTGTATCTCCGTCGGGGGCCTTATAATTGTTTTCAACATTGCTCGTTTTACTTATACTAGAAGTCATTCCAGAACGAATAGGAACAATGAGTGGATACAAAGTAATTAAAAGCACCAATAAAAGAATAAAGACGAATATATAAAACAACATATTGTCTTGCTTTAAAGAAATAGGTTTTATCATTCTATATATAAATATTTTATTTGATTGAAACCGAAATAAAATATTCAAAAGAAGGGTACTACTGTATGTCAGTGTATATATTCTATACGTCCGTCTTTGCAATAAATTACTATAATTTTCAATTACCAATACAATGAATATCTCAACCTTAATTAAATAGTGTGAATGACGTGTTTTATAAGTTGTATGTTTTCAGCGGCATGTATCCTTGGAATGATATACTTTTATAATTTTACCCACACAAGTAGAATTGTAAAAGAGTTTAAAGGGTCGTTATCTCATGATTTAAATCTACGATATGATAAGATAACAAAGGAACGAAGGAGTATAAGCTACAAAGGATATACGTTAGGGTTCATTCTCTCCATTGTAATCCTATTGTATAATAGAACTTATAAAATGAAACCTATTCCACTTGTATGTACTGTAGTGAGTATATCCTTTATTACCAATTATTTATACTATACTTTCACCCAAGTCCGATTGGTTGTTGAATCATATGACACACCCCAATGAAATTAAATCGTGGCTTGTAATGTATAAAGAAATGCAGTTTAATTATCATATGGGGTTTCTTCTAGGTATATTGGGGGTTGGAATATTTGCGTTTGCGTTTAGATGCTAGTACTATTGACCTTGTGATAACTTGGCGGAATGGTATAAATCACATAATTTACACAAGTTTTGTAAATACTTGATTACTTTCATTTGTTCGTGCTCGTTCATATTGGAAATGGGTTCTTTAATGGAATTTATTTTATCTAATACTTCCTTTGTAAATCCAACATGAGGATTGGTTAAATATACTGTATAATCTTTTTCTATAAAATAGTTTATATTATTTTCCTTAATTTGTGACCCATGCGGAAGATGTACATGTTTGTAAAATACTTTGATTATAATGGTTGGATTTGCTTTTCGTAGCTTACATAATGCATTGGATGCAGTTTCTATTTGAATATCATCTGGGAATACATTGACTATATCCTTTACAAATTCTTCAAAATGATTATTAAATGCATTAAGATAATTTGTCATATAATTAAACTAACCATATATATTTAAACTATTATAAACGAATATTATTTGATTGCATTCGCTCGTTGTTGTTGTAATTTATCTAATGAAACGTCTCCTATGGTGTCGGCGCTATATGTATCTGGTGGTGTTTCTATTTTGTCTGCATGAATTATATTTGCATAATGATGGGATTGGCGCATACCACCTTCCCCTTTTGCTAACAATTCATCGGGGGTTTGGTCTAAAAAACTATAATGGTCTGAAGCAACCCCATAACGTCCTAGACCCAAAGCAAATGCGGATGGCTCTCCTTGTTGTGATACGGATTGTTGTTTCATCGCTTCTGCTGGTGGTTGAATATGTTTTAGGATTTCATCCCCAAATAATACATGGTAACCGCGGTTGATTAACAATAATGCCGGCACTTTAGTTATGGTAGGTGGTAACAAGACCTCTTCGCCGTTTGCGAGTTTGATATAGGTCATTCCGTTGTTTTTTTTTTCACGATTATCTATACATAAAAAATGAATGTCTGATTTGACCGTTGTAGTTTTGGATAGAAATGAAAGGATATGTTTGCAATTATTACAATAATTACTATAATACAATATTGTGCTCATTAAACTATGATAGTATAATGCTATAATTCATTTTAACTTATTATAGAAAATTGAGATATAAACATCTCTTTATCTATTATACTATCCAATATGAAACCATTCGTGAATCGTATGTCCGAAGAGAACGGAGAACTCAACTTTACTTTATCTGGGGTCAATGTAAGCATTGCAAATTCTATTCGTAGAATTATACTTTCTGAAATACCGTGCGTTGTATTTAGAACGACTCCTTATTCTGAAAATAAGGTATTTATTCAAACCAATACAACACGTATGAACAATGAATTAATCAAACAACGTATGAGTTGTATTCCAATTTATATCACAGATACCTCCATACCGATGGAACAGTATAAAGTGATGCTAGATAAACAAAATGAAGGAGATACTATATTACATGTCACAACCGAAGACTTTACTATTATGGATACAACCACGGATACTGCGTTACCCCAATCTATGGTAAAGAGCATGTTCCCGCCAGATAGTTTGACCGGAGATTATATTGATATTGTCCGTCTCCGTCCTAGATTATCCGAAACGATTGAAGGAGAACATATTGTTTTATCGGCTTCCTTTGAGATTGGTATGGCAAAAGAAAACGGGTCATTTAATGTCGTATCTACATGTAGTTACGGAAATACCGTAGATGCGGATATGGTGAATGTTCATTTATCCAAATATGTAAATGATCTTAAAGCGGAACCGTTAAGTGAGGATACGCTTGAGTTTAAAAAAAAGGATTGGTTGTTACTGAATTCAGAACTCTATTCTATCCCTGATTCCTTTGACTTTACAATTGAAACGGTCGGTCCATTTGAAAATAAACAAATCATCCTAAAATGTATTCATGTGATGATGGATAAAATCAATAAGTTTAAATCTGCAGTTCAAACCGAAGACATCATTCATACAACCGTGACATCGTTAGACCATGGGTTTGATATTCAACTCATTGGTGAAGATTATACCTTAGGAAAAGCGTTAGAATATCTATTGTTCGCACGTCATTATGATAGACATTCTCCTACCTCGGACAAATCCCTTAACTTTTGCGGATTTAGAAAACCCCACCCTCATTTGGATGAAAGTATCATACGTCTAGGATTTGTAGCACCTACGGATAAAAATAGTGTCATTCAAATCTTGACAGAAACTTGTAAGGCGCTTGAAGCTATATACGTGGACATTGCAACTTTCTTTACAGAATAGTTCTCATATAAATGTGTTAATTGCAGATGAATATGTATGAACTGAATCCTATACTATCATAGTATAGTTTATTTTCCTATATTTTAAAGGTATCACCTCTAGCACCAGTAGCACCCGCCCTACATGTTGTAGTACAAGGATCACATTGATTGTAATATTCAGACAATATAGAATTTGATGAATTAACCGAGGTTAGACATGTTTTATGAATGGATTTCATATTAAAACGATTATAACATAATATTAAAAATCTGCCTTCATTTCAAACATATCTATTTGACGCGTTGTATTTGTCATTGCATATTCACCTACCCTCTTCTCAAAAAAATTTGTTTTTCCTTCAATTGAAATCATCTCCATAAAATCAAACGGATTTGCAGTTCCGTAAATGATATCACATCCCAATTGAACCGATAAACGGTCTGCTACAAATTCAATATATTGTTTCATCATTTGAGTATTCATAGACACTAATTTACAGGGTAATGCCTCGCAAATAAACTCTTGTTCAATACTTACAGATTCTTGAATTATGCTACGAATGATAGATTTAGACGGTTTATCCTGCAACATATGAAATAACAATACTGCAAATTCGGTATGTAATGCCTCGTCGCGACTTATCAATTCATTACTAAAGGTTAGTCCTGGCATAAGTCCTCGTTTTTTTAACCAATAAATACTGCAAAAGGAACCACTAAAAAATATACCTTCTATACAGGCAAATGCAATTAACCGAATACCAAATGAGGTTGTATTGTCTTGAATCCATTTTAAGGCCCAATCCGATTTTTTTTTAATACAAGGATAATTGCAAACGGCTTTAAATAAATTATCTTTTTCAGCATTGTCTTTTACATACGTATCAATCAACAATGAATACATCTCACTGTGTATGTTTTCCATTGCAATTTGAAATCCGTAGAACGCACGTGCCTCGCTTATCTGCACTTCGGTCATGAACCTCAATCCAAGATTTTCCAAGACTATACCATCGCTCGCCGCAAAAAAAGCTAATATGTGTTTGATAAAATAACGTTCATCGTCCGTTAATGCATTCCAATCTAGGATATCCTTAGATAAATCCACTTCTTCTGTACGCCAAAAACAATCTACTTGTCGCTTATACATGTCCCAAATGGACG